CCCGCCCCCCGCGGCCCGCTGATGGCCCGCTCCCAGACGGGCCAATGGTGCCGCCATATGGATAACGGCACCAAGCTTTTAGAACGTCGAGCCGTAGATGAATGCGTCGGGACGGGTAACAGCGAGCCCGATGCGCTCTTCGCACAACAGCGTAGCGAGATTGGCCGTGAAATTCGTGCCGTGTTCATACGAGATATCGACGGTGGCCGTCATGCGGTCAACCAGCGTTGCGCCAGTCTTGAATGCGCCGACAAGGAACGTACCGGGAGCGATGGAGTCGCTTTCGACTACCGGCAAGCCCCACACGTACTTGACCGGCGCTCCACCCTTCGGATCGCCAACCACGTACAGACCGCGATTCGCGCCGCCGTTTTCGTCCTTAATCAACTCGATGGCAGCCATGTCGGTCGGGTTGAGAATCATCCCGTCAGGCGCGAAGGTTCCCAGGCCAGCGAGACGCGCTTGCAACTTCGCATGGCGCAGCTTGTCGAGCTTGGTGTCGGCAGCCACGTTCAGGCCGGTGTTGTACGCCGTCGCCTGGGTGATAAGACCGTTCAAGTGCTGGCCGGTGCCGTCGCCCTGGAGGATTTCGCTTTCCTCCTTGAGCAGCAGCCCGTACATCAGTTCCGCGTCGATCGTGGCGCGCACCCACTCAGTATCGTCAAGCGCCTGGCGCGAAACGTTGGTGTAGTGCGCGATGGTCTTAACGGTGTCGGACTTCGAATTCCACGTGTACGTGGATTCCGACTTGGTAGCCGCTTCAATCTGGGGAGATGCGGCGTTGGTGCGCGATAGCTGCTGGACCCAGTCATATGCGTTTCCAAGGGTTAACGGAACGACCCTCAGAAGATCACGTATACGCAACTCCTGCATCGGCAATCCGGTGACGCCGGGCAGACGTACCAGCGCGATGGTGCCGGTGGTCTGCGTGCCCAGCGCCGTGTCCGTGATGCTCGCCTTGGTGTCGAATGAGTGCGGAAAGGCAGAGCCCTTCAGGTGAATCGTGATCGGGGCTTTGTTCCGGAAACCGTCTGTTCTGGCGGCGGCGAAGGCATCACTTTCAACAATTTCCCGCCCGGGCGATTTCACTGCGGGGGCGCCCTGGATCAGTGGGTTTTGGCTCTTCAGGTCCACGGCGTCAAGCTGACGCTGCATTTCGATCAGCTTGGCTTTGTCTTCGCCTATTGCGCTCAGGATCTCGTTCTTGAGTGTCTTGATTTCAAGCTCGATGCTGTCCGGTGCCTCTTTCCGTTCGATATGTGGCGGGATGCGCCCGACCATTTCCTGCAACTGCTGATTAGTCATTAGTTTTTTCCTCTCTGAAGTGCTCGTATTTTTTTGAGTTCGCGCAAAACCGCCAGACCTTTTTGATCGAACATACCGGCGCCGTCGTCGGTGGTGTATGTTTCGTCCTCAAGTAGCGGGGATAAGATATCGGCAGCGCTTTTGATGTGTTCATGCGCCGCGCTCAGGCTTGTTTTCGTGGCCGCGCTGATGGTGCGGCCGGATTTGATCTCCGTGCCTTTTTTTTGAAGTGCCTCCAAAATCTCACCGCGAAACGACATTAAGGCGCTCAGTCGTTGATCTCGCTGAACCGCTTTAACGCTCGTGACAACGGCCTCGGGAAGCATCGGAAACGTCACTAAGGAGCATTCCCAGAGCTTCAATTCAAGCAGGTGTCGCACGCCGTCTTTATAGCTTTCACGCAAAGTCTCATAGCCAATACTGAGGCCGCGGACCACGCGATCCTGCATGAGCGCGAGGGCGTCCCGGCCGGCCTGAGTGCCGAGCGATAGTTTGCCTTTTACTAGCAGGGCGGTTGGTGAGTCCGAGAGGGAAACCAGGCCGATCGGAGTCTCGTGCTGCCAAAGTAACGGCCGCTCAGTCCCGGCGGCAAGCGTTCGCGTGAAGGCTCCCGGTTCGACTAGATCCTTGCCTAAATCCACCACGTTATAGACCGAGAGAATACCCTCGAATTGGCCGGTTTCTTCCACGGCTTTAACTTCAAGTGGAAAGCTTCGCAGCATTCGCTTGGTTACTCCTGTGTAATTGAAATTGGCGACCACGCGGAGGACCCGCGCTGCGTGAGTGGTGGTCTGTGCGACCGGCCAGTACGGCGACCCTCAGACCAGGTGGCTTGTGCAGCCGGGCGTAGTCTGATGATGCTGAACCCATATTACTACGGTTTTCGGTTGTGCGCATTACTAAAGTTCAGAAAGCTTCTCAAGCTGGCCTATCTCGATGTTCTCCATCAGCGTGCGCCGTGTGGCATCGCACTCGAATATCAGGGTCAGGTACCTGAAAAGTCGCGCCGCGTCGTCGTGATTTTTCAACATCTCGTGGAAGCCGCGAAAGGCCGTGACGATTCCGAGCGCTTCGTCGTCCGAAATGGCCGCTATGACTGCCGGGATGTCAGTCGCGAGGTCTTCGCATATCTCGCCGTTGGTCTCCAGCTGCTGGAGTAGTGAGTCAATTTTGTTCTGCGTCGTCGTTGTGGATTGTTCGTTTTCCATTTTGATTCCTCTCAATGTACTTTTGCAGAATTCCTAGGGTCTGCCGTTGACCCTCCAGCGCGGTCGCTTGCAGTTTGAGCGCTTCGCCCAAAGCATCGACGACGTTCAGTAGATGGCCGAACTGGACAGCTAAGGCGACAACTTGCTCTTCGATGGTTGGTTTGCTCATGTGACTAATTCAGGGAGTTCCCGAGGCTTCGAGGTCTGCTAGTGGACGCCTGAAGTTGACCGTTAAGTGCTTCGATAATTTTCTGGTGCCCGGCCACCGCGTCGTGGAGTTTGTTGAGGCGCTCTTGCTGTAACTTCGCCAGGTGGCTCAGTTTTGAAACCTCGGCGGCCAGATTTGTCAATTTCTGTTCGTTAGTTTGGTTCATTGGGTTGTCCTCTTTTCGTTTTTCGTTCCATGTCATCCACAATTACCCGCTCGCCCTGAGTTAGCAGGTCGAGCCTTTTCAACGCTGCCAGGTCTTTTTCGCAACCTAGTTTCAGGGCTTCGTAGTCCCAAAAGGCTTGCGGCCGTTGCAGCGGGCCGACGTCCGCCATAATTGCGCCTCGATTCGTTATCCACGCCTCGCGCCGCGCCGCGGCTGTCTCAAAGGCCCCCGAGGTCGATCCGCATACCAAGTCAAGCCATTGCTCCATCGTGAGCCCTGGGCGCCGTACGCGAGCCCGGCGATTGATTCGCATGTCAGTTACTCACGGGCTGTTGCAAGTCCAGCCCAAGGTAGCGGTAAGCGCGCATGAGTGCGGCGGCTGAATCGCGCTCGATCTGGATGCACGGGTGAGCCCTCTGCACGCCGAATCGATCTTCGACCAAGATGCCATCGCGGGCTAGGATTTCGCGGGCCTGGTGCATTCTGTCGTGGCTTTCGACCAGGGTTTGAAGTAGCAAGTACGCGGGCTCATCCAGTTCAATCTCAGCCTCGATCTTCTTCCAGAGCTTCTTACCGGCGGCCGTCAGGTGTGCCGGCGGTTGGTTGGTACTTTTCACTTCATCCCCTCCAAAATCGACCTTCAGAAATTCCCAAAAGTTGTTTTAATGACCTCGTCCAACGGTAGTTGCTTTAGAATCATAGGTATACAGACCGCCCTGTCCCCCTGGCCCTACTTCCTGCGACCCGCCCCGGTCCCTTTGGCACACCTAACCCTTGGTTCCATGAACGCCATGAACAGCGTGAACGCATGAACGCGATGATCAAAATGAACACCGTGCCACACATGAACGCGTGAACGCATGAACGCGCTCACTGTTCATATCGCTCTCTTTGTTCATGTTGTTCATGGGAGTGTGTATAAGGGCTGACTTTATAGGTCGATCCGTCCTTATCGATCATCCCGTCACTGACAAGCATCTGGAGTAACCGCCGAACGGTACTAGCGTTCTTACGGAGCATAGAGGCGATCATCTTCGGCACTTGTGGGCCTTCATTCCGAAGCAGTTCCATGATGTCGCGACGTTCGGCGCTGAGCTCAGCTTCCGCGCCTTGGCCCGTGATCTTCCACCCAAACGGATCACCGTTCTCCAGCCGCATCCCGTAGACTACCTCTTCGATATCGCGGCCGGTGACTGTGAGAAGGCTATCGCCGTCGGGCTGCCTGCGTAGCGTCCAGATGGCGTCAGGCGCCGCCGTCATGCCGCTGGTGCCCAGCACGGTGTCCACACCCTCGCCGACGGCCTTGCGGGTATGGTGGATCAGCAGGATCGCGCAACTGTGCTTCTCCGCGATCTGGCGAAGCGTGTTCACCGCGTTGTATTCCGCCTGAAGTAAATCGACGTTCTTCCGATCCGACTGACGCGAGATGGCAAAAAAGGTGTCGATGATAACCAGCGCACACGGGCTTTCGGTGAGGCAAGCGTCGATCTGCGCGGCGCCGCCGCTCATCAGCGGATTGATCTCGTACACAAACTGAATGTTCTTCAGGTTGTCGGTCTGCTTTGTGAGCTTGCGCAGCCGCGGTGCGGTGCGCCGCTGAGACTCTTCAAGGGCGAGATAAAGCACCTTGCCAGGGCGCTTAGTGCTGAGTCTTCCAGCGAATTTTGAGTTATTGGCCACCGCGAGAGCGATTTGCATACCAATCCATGACTTGCCAACTTTCGGCCGGCCTGCCACCAGCGAGAGGCCGGGATAAAGCAGTTTGTCGATGATTGCCTCGGGTTCTTTGTGCTCACTCCGGTAGACGTCTACGGCATTAACCAAGTGCAGTTTCGCCGGACCCTGGCGTGAATCTTCGCATTTACCCACATCTAACAGCGGCTCCCACTTTTCCGAAAGAGCGTCCAATTCGGCGGGTTGCGCAACGGGATGGTTCACTGGCACACCCCCGTCTCGACTTGCGCAATCAAGTCGAGCTCTGAGTGACCCTGGCCAAACCAATCGGTAATGTCTTTCGCGCTGCCCTCAAGCTCTAGAATGTTCAAGCGCCCCACGTTGCCGAGTAATTGGCGTGCGACCCGCAACGCGCGCAGCTTACCGGGAGCGTCGTTGTCAGGAATGATGATCACTTCGCGACCCGCTAGGGTTTGGGTGAAGCTCGGCAGCCACGGAGCATTAACACCGCCCGCGTTCGTGGTCGCCACAAAACCATATTCGCGGAGCGTCTCAACATCCTTCTCGCCCTCAACCAGAAAAACGATTGGCGCTTCCAGTATTTCGGGTAGCCGGTACAAAACCTGGCGGGGATGCTTCTTCCAGATCCAATTGCCATGACCGTCCGGATATCGCTGCGAGAATCGCTTAGGCTGGAACCTGACGATCTGGTAAAGCAGTTCCCCGCGCTCATCCGTGTAGCTATACTCAGCCACGATCACCGGGCGCTGGTTATTCTCGCCAGAAGGCCAGAGGCCACGGGATTTCAGCGCCTCGATCACGTCACGCTGGGAACATCCCGCGTGACAATGGACCAGAACTTTCCCGTCTTTGTCTTTCACCGCTAAACTGGGGCTGCTGTCGTCGTGAGCGACACAACAGACCAGATCCCCCATGCGGCGGCCGCCTATCGCTCGCCTGATCTGTTCCGCGGGTGAGCTCATTGTTGCCCCCAACACGGTAGATCGCGGCCACGGTCTTTCCTTTGCCGGGCAGCACGCGGATGTTTCAGTGCAGTTCTTAGACGGTTCGCGTGCCGCACAGCGGTATCGTGAGCCCGAATGATCAGAGCCCGCGGAATGCGGCCGGCGGCCATCGCGTCGCTGAGCGCGGATGCGAGAGCCCGGAGATCGTCCCTAGCTTCGATTGCAGCGCTCGCAAGCCGCGGCCATAAGTCAGGCGTAGCGCCCGTCACTCAGCCACCAATTTCGACACATTTTCGGACTGCTGCTGCAAAATCTTGAGGCCAAGGACGAAAACGCGAGGGTCTTCGGTAGCTCGAATTTCCTTCAGGAGCGATTCGAGGCCATCCAATAGCTTGCGGGTGGCTTGCAAATCCAGGCTCGCGGCATTGGGCCGCATCTGGTGCAAAACCGGCAAATTTAGTGCGGCTCTCATGCTGCCCGCCGATCAAGCGCAAGCTGTAGAAGCTGCCAGCGGGTCAGCGCGGGCGCTATGTTGACAAATGTGCCATCAGGTGAGAAAGTGAGGCTGATCCCGTCAGAAGATCGCCATTTCACCAGCCCGTTACCGTTCACCTCGGTAGCGGGTTCGGTGTTTTCAGGCAGCAATATCGCCACCACCGCGCCTGCTGTCAGATATGATCTTCTCGACCTCATCGAGGTCATAGAGAACTTTTCCGCCCACTTTGTACCACGGGAATCGCTTGCGGCCCAGCACACGATCTTTCTGGAGAGTTCGCTTACTGAACCCCGTGAGGTCGCATACTGCCTGCTCGCTCCCAAGATGCCGACGATTAGAGTAGGGTTGGATTTTTAAGGCTTGCTCGCGCTTTGTTGCTACCTCACAATTTGTTGCTACCATGCACCCCATAATGAATGACAAGCACGGCAAAATCTATGCCGCGCGTGACTTAGTGGGGAACTAAGGAAATTTTGCTTATTTCCCCGCTTCTCAATCAGACACGTCGAGCTTAAGGTCAGACTGGAGTGACATACGGGCTTTCTTTACGTCATCGCGCGTTACTCCGGCCGCCCTATAAGTTGGGCGCAGCGCGATTTGCCCATCTGTAAGACCGAATGCCCCACCTAGCGGAGACCTGTAGCACCGAGAGAGTGCCAGCCATTCGAATCTCCAGCGCGGTTCTGCTTTACCGGCCCGCGTCGTGTAGTGGCGCATGCCGAAGCGCGCTAGTTCGCGCTCACTGGTGTTCTTCTGTTCCTGAAGGAATTTATCTAGTTCTCCCTTCAACCTTTCAGCGTACGGGGCGAACGCTTCCCGATCGGGGTTCCAATGAGGC